TCCTGTTAAGGATGGTTGATAAGTGCTCTGTACAGCGCAGAGGCTTCCGTCCCCGTTATTATCCGGTTGTCGCTAGGCACCCGATTTAAGCCGGTGCGAGCATATCCTGTAAGACTGAGCCTAGATTTTGTTGATTATGTGAGAGCCATGGACACGGACTGAGATTTGTCCGTTATAGTAATCTGCTGATTCTAATACTTTGCGGTTGAATTGTTCAAGGGCCTCGATGTAAGAGCATACTGCTTTGCTTTTGCAATAATGCAGGATCTCTCGCGTGAATTGTTCTTTGCCTAATTTTAAAACGTCTGTGTTTAATTCTAAGTTAGATCCGTAATATTCTTGCCAGTCGCTGTCAATTTTACTACGTATTTTCTTTTTCTTCTTGTTGCCGTTCTTTAACTTTACAGTCTTGTAGGTCGTTTTACTAAACTTTGCTAATTTTTTGCCAATATACATGCGCCCCGTGACGGTGTTAGTGATAAGATAAACAAATCCAACACAGTCCTCGGGTAGTTGTTCAATGACAGTACCTTGATAAGTCCAAGACATTAAGCAGTCTTGGCTTCCTTGCGGGCATTCTTGGTTGCTGTGATTTCGTTACGGCGAGCTTTGATTAGCTTGCCTAGCTCTGCTAGAGCTTTGCGTGATCGTGTACCGGCCGCATTGTTGCCGCTTTCAAATTTTGTATCTTCTGCTTCCCATGCTGTAACAGCATCTTTAATTGCTTGAATTGTTGCGCTCATTTAGAGACTCCTTTTTGTTTCTTTATTTCTTGCTTACGCTGTGTCTCTGCTACTTGTAGTTTCTTAGCCACTTCACGCATCTCGGTCATCAGCTGTCGCATCGTACTTAATGTTTTTCGTAAAGCAATCGTTTTTTCTTGAGACCTTCGAAGAGTCCATGCGGTTTTGATATTGTGATATTGCACAAAAGAATCCATAAACCGTTGATGTAGCTCTTCGTACTTGTTTATCATTGCGCCTCTACGTAGTCGACATCGTTTGAGTAACTGGTAAATCCGTTTTCTTTAATTACGTGCAACACGTTATTCACCCTGCCTACTAACTCATCCTTATGACTGATCAAAAAGATATTCTTGTTACGCTCTCGCGCCATTTTCTTTAAAATAGCAAGACCTGCTTCTACACCTGCCGCATCCATTCCAGCATCGATTAACTCGTCTATGAATAGTAAGTTAACATGTTGATACAAGTTTTCCCACACGTCTCGGAATGCCCAGCTCAATCCTAGAATTAATCTATTTCGTTCGCCTCTGCTCAAATTGTCAAAGTCTAGTTCTTGCCCTAACTGAGTAATTTGAACAGTGAGATCGTTTTGGAAAACTACAGCATGTGGTAGACCAATTTTATCAATGTAATAGCTCAAGCGTTTATTTAGGTATGTTAGGTTTTGATCAATAATCTTTTTACGGATAAAACTATCTTTGTTAGTTAACAGCTTATACAAGAACTCTTGATGTTCTTTAATTCGAGTAAGTTCGTTGATTGTGTCCCAAGTAACTTCTTGAAGGGCTGTTTTCTTTAACTCTTCAATTTGTTCTTCATACGGATTAAACTCTGTAGCCTTAAGCTCTAGATTTTGTTCGAGACTATCTAAATTATTTTTATGCCCTAGTGCTTCTGCTTCTGTGTCGTAAAAGGTTGCTGGCGGTTTAGGCAAGTTGCCTATCTCTTTTAATCCTGTTTGAACTAGATCTAAATCAGCTTTAACCTTATTATAGTACAGGTTGGCTTCTACCAGGTACTTATTTGCCTCAGCAGTCATTTCTTCGTGCTTATGATCGTGCAACTCTTGAGCACATGCATGGCATGTCTTGTTTGCTAGACTTTCGAGTTCTTTTGTATATTTTACTAGACTTTTTTCTGCTTGGCTTGTAGCGGCTTCTAAAGTAGCACGTTGTTTAGTTAGCTCTCTTATTTTACTATTACTTTCGTTCCATGCTTTAAGTTGTGCATGGGCGGCCAGCTCTGTATCGATTTCAACACCAGCTAGCTTCATAATAGCTTTGCCTAGGTTCTCGACATCTAATTGTTGTTTATTATTCCACGCTGAACTTTTAATTCCTAGGCTATTGATGCTCTTTTGAACGTTTTCGTTAGCTGTTTTTACACCTTCAATTCGGAAATTTTCTGCTGTAATAGCATCTTTTGTTTCCTTCATTTGAATTTTAAGGTTCTCTGCCTTCTCTGAAAGCAGAGTTATGCCTAATAGTTGCTCAATGATCTCACGTTGATCCGCCGCTTTAAGACCCAAAAAAGGTTCAGTATATGTGTTTAATGCAACCAAATGCTTAAACATCATATGGCTCATACCTAGCAATTGATCAATGAATTTTTGTGTTTCGCGGCTATCGCCCTGGCTATCATCTTCGGCAGTTTCGTCGGTTTTTTGCTCTTGATTATTAATGTACAGTTTAAGGATATTAGGTTTACGACCCCGCTCGATGCGATATCCTACACCGTCTTTCTCAAACTCAACTGTAACCAACATACCTTTGCCGTTGGTCTTGTTAATTAAGTTTTCTTTTCGAATATTTGTAAGGGCTTGCCCGTATAAAGAATAGCTTAATGCGTTAACGATTGTAGTTTTTCCTGTGCCGTTACGGCTTCCGTTATCGTCCCCGCCCAGATCTAGGTTCTCTCCTAGTACCAGCGTAAGATGTTCTTTACTAAAATCTACTGCTTGTGTTTGATTGCCAACACTTAAAAAGTTTTTTACAGTAATGTCTTTAATGTTAAATGTCATAATCCGTGATAGATATCCAGTAATAGTTTTTGATCAAATGCGTCTGATTCGATATTAACCAGTTGCTCTGTAACGATTTGATCTACTGATTCAAATTTAGCATCGGGGTTGTCGTCTACGACCCCTTCGATATTATTTTTTTCTTGTATTAGGCTCATTTCTCGAATATCATATTCGCCGATAAATGTTTCTTTTAAAAAATTAGCCTCTTCGTAACTAATATCAATATCCAAATGCACCTTTAAGTACATTTTAGATTTCATAACATCATCTTTTTCGTCAATTAACTTGCTTAGTTTAATTGTACGAAACTTAGGACAGTTATCCCAATCAATATATTGAGGTTCGCCACTCCATTCTAAAGTCATCATACCGCGTTTGTCATCCCAAGTATCTGCAAAGTTATGGGGGAATGCATTACCTATGTAATGTACTTTGTCTCTTGATTGGCGTTTATGAAAGTGTCCGCTAAACACATAATCCTGGTGTTGGAAATGTGATGTTTGCAGTTCTCCGTGATCGGGCATTTGTACCATTGCGTTCATATAGAACAGCGGTAATTCAAAGTGACCGAACATGTACTTGCTCTTGGTTTGACTGATGGTCTTCCATTCATCGCCTACTAACCAAGGAACTAGGGTAACATCATCAAGAGTTGTAACACGATCTACAACCGTGACTCCTGGAATGTGCCGACCAAAGGCACTAGAATGAATGTCACGCTTGTCCTTGTAGAATAAATCGTGATTTCCTGGGAACCAAAAGAACTGTTCAAATGCCGCACCTAGCTTTTCCAAGCACCTAATACTGGTATCTAGCGTAATCAAGTTAATTGAGTTACGGTTGTGATGCCAATCACCGAGGAAGATTGCTGATTCACACTCTTCTTTCTTGGCAGTTTCAATAAACCAATCTACAAATTCCTCACAGTCCTTGTTATGCACAAGGCTGTTAGACTTTAAACCAAAATGTATATCGGTAAAACACGCTACTTTCTTGAATAGACTCATTCAGTTCTCCTGTCGTTTATTATAGCAGAAACAAATTGATAAATCAAATCTTTTGTTCACCAGTTTCTTCTAAATCTTCTGCTTCTTCGACAGGTTCGTCTTCGCTCTTAGGCATGCGCATATTTTTGTATAGCTCTGCTTGGCGGGCAATTTCTTCCGCAAATTCTTGACTGTTTTGTCTAGTCATACTTGGAGTTAATCCGTTTTGCTCTAGCATGTCATCTCGAATGTTCTGATTTTTCTTTTCGATGTTCAGTATACGAGTAAAGCTATTTGTAACGGCCGCGGTATAATAGGCAAATGGATTTTCTGATTTTGATTCGTCAAACTGTAGTCCAATCTGACTTAATTGTAGAATAGCCTGTCCCTTCATTTCGTCGATGTAAGTATATCCACGCCAGTTAGATCTTTGTGCATACCGTTCACTTAGTTTGATATACATCTTGCCTAAGTTTTCAGTAATGCGACCGTGGTCTTTGCTAAACTTGCCAGTTTTAATTCCGCCTTTCCAATGACTCTTGCCCACACACTCTAATTCATCTTCGTCATTAAATCTCCAATGTTGGAATGGAGGGAAGTTTACCTTTTCATGACTGTCTGCGGTAGTCTTGGTAGTTTTCTTTCGACCCGGAGCAAGCGGAATGTGCTCAAATGTCATAATACGAATAACTATATCCTGTTTTGCAATAGTTTTATAGTCCGGTGTTACATCTGCTAGTTTTATTTTCTTATCGCCAGCGATTTTTGCCGCATTGAAAGTTTCAATACCGATCCTTTTTGCACGATTTCGTTTTGCTTCAGCAATAGTTCTAATATTGATCTTGCCTAAACTAGTTAAGATTAGATCGTATTGACTGTGTTCTTGCTTGGCAAAGCTACTAAACGAAATTTTACTTTTATGGATTTCCGCTAGTAAATCGCGGTTATTTAGGTATTTGACTTTTCTTGTTGTTATTATTGTTGGTATTGTCATTGTTATAGAATCTCCCATTAATATTATAACATAAAGTACAAAGAAGTCAAGAGATATTAAGTGTGTAGTTTATTTACCAGGGTAAATAAGGTATATAGGAAAAAACTAACATGCCCGAACTTACTGCCGAGATGATTGTAGCTCAACAAAACGCATCGTTTAACTACGGTACTAACGAGGGGTCTGAGCAAACTAGAATGCTTGCAGAGCAAGATGCGGGATTTGATGACGCATCAAGTAGCAAGGATCGCAAGCCGCCTAATCCGGATGGTAAATCAAAATCTGCACCTGCTGAAATTTCTTGGGGTGGAAAGATTCAAAGAGATCTTCGCGTTCGCCTTGAGGTTCCTAAGTCTTATCTCGGCGGGCTAGGAGCTGGCCCAGCAGGCGGTCCTAACGGCCGCCCGTTGGCCGCAACAAACGGCATTGTTTTTCCTTATACGCCCACAGTTACTATGAACAATCAAGCAACATACAATTCAGTTGCTCCTACCCATAGTAATTATACATCAAACGCTTATAAAAATTCATCTGTTGGACCGATATCAGTGTCCGGAAAATTTACAGCACAAAATGAATATGAAGGGGCAATTATTTTAGGAGTTCAACATCTATTACGCAGTCTAACAAAAATGCGTTGGGGTAGTGATCCAGATGCAGGAGCACCTCCACCTGTTTGTAGATTTTTTGCCTTTGGCAATAGTATGATAGATAATGTTCCAGTTGTAGTCACTGGATGGAAAATGGAATACCCTGACACTGTTGACTATATTCAGGTAGGCGCCGGAATTAAAGACTACGGAAATAGTTTTGTTCCATCTGTTTGTACAATTAGTCTCGATCTAGCAGTACAATATAGTAGAACTGAACAATTGAATTTTAATGTAACAGATTTCCTTGCAGGAAAACTAGCAGGCAAAGGATACTTATAATGGCAGAATATTCAAGAAGAAGCCCATACTTCCAAACAGATCAAAGTAAGGGGTATTTAGATGTTGCGGAGTTTGTAGACATACCGACATTGCAAGATGATGTGTTGTGGGCAGTAACAGCACAATATAAAAATCGTCCCGATTTACTTGCATATGATCTTTATAAAGACAGCAACCTATGGTGGGTATTTTCTGTTAGAAATAAAGATGTATTACGAGATCCTATCTATGACATGATTCCCGGACAACAAATTTATATTCCACAAATTGCAACAATTAAAAAAGTATTAGGATTATAACATGTCTATAATAATCGGTTCGTTGCAAACAAAAGAATATAAAAATAACTTCATAACAGATAAGTTTTCTTATTCTAATAAACAAGCAGTGGATTATAATATTCTGCATGATTATAGAAGTTACAACTATGTAATAACGTTATTTGCAATTCCGGCACAAAAATATAACGATCCTAATTATTTTAAGACATTAAACGGCGATCCTGACTATGTGATTTTAAAATCTAGCGGCAAGGGTAAGAGAGAAATACAAGCTGATGCTAGTACAGATGTACTTGTAGCGGCCCAAAATGAAGAAACTGGTGATCCTTATACTAAGTTAACTGCTAATCCAGATCTTAGTGCTCTACTTGATGATTTTAATAAAAACGGTTATGGACGATTTGATTTCTTTATTGATAATTTAGAGATTGATCTAACATGGAATATTACTACCGGCGCTCAACCGGGTCAGATAAAATTTGAAGTTGTTGAGCCCTACAGTATAAACGGTTTTATTGAAGCATTAAGGATTAATGCACTAGCCGCAGGATATGAGAATCATAATCAAGCAATTTATGTTCTTAAAATAGAATTTGTTGGGTACAAGTACGATAAAAATGGAAATCTAACCGAGCCAGAAAAAATACCTAAGTCTACTAGATACATTCCAATCAACATTAATCAAATGTCTCTAGAAACCAGTGAGCGGGGAACAGTTTATCGTGTCGCGGCCGCCCCACGGAACAATATGGGTTACGGAGAAGACGGTAAGCTAGCAACAACTGTTAAGATGAGCGGTGTTACAGTGGGAGATGTTTTTACCTCTCTTGCAAAGCAACTAACAGATACTCGTAAAAGCGACACCGGACAGAAAGAACCAAAGCACTTTAATGAATTTAAAGTTGTGTTCCAAGACGAGAACGGGAAAGAAATAGCTAATCCAAACGATAGTAAAATTGGCGGCTCAAAAATTAATGAGGAACTTAGGTCTGATCAGGTATACACTTTTCCGGAAATTAGTGATAATAATCCTAAGTCCTCGTACCAATCACCCGACCCTCCAAAAAATACAAAGTACGACTCTACGAAAGAAACAATTTCTTTCGGAAGCCAGCACAGCATACTAGATGTAATGACTGCGGTTATTAGGGATAGTCAGTACAGCGTCGAGTTATTAGGTAAACTAGATACAATAATTAAAGAAAAAAATGGGTTAGTAGATTGGTTTAGGGTATATTTAAAAACAGAAATGAAACCGGAGATTAATCCGACTACACAAAATCACAATTACATCTACACCTACACTATTAGACCTTTTAAGTTTCATTACAGTAGATTGCCGGGAATGGGTTCAGGATTATTTGACGGTGACGAGTTAAGAGGTCAAATTAGACGTTCATACAATTATTTGTATTCGGGAAAAAATGTAGACATTCTTAATTTTAATTTAAAAGTTAATGGATTGTTCTTTCAACAGCGTCCATTTAATATGGGCAACAAAGACACCTCTGGTACAAAACAGGCCCAGGGCGCATCGGAGCAACAAAAATTAGAAGAAAAAGAAACTCCAGCAGATGCTAAAAATGAAGATCAAAAACAAATTCCTATTAGAGTTGCTACAGATGCCGCCTCGCTAGATAGACACGGACTAAACGGCAAAGCCCCGCAAGCATCTCCATATATGAAGCTGGCTCAAATAATGCACGAGCACCTTTGCGATAGTGTAGACTTCAACACTATAGATTTACAAATTGTTGGAGATCCGTATTATCTTGTCTCTTCAAATATGGGGAATCAAGAAGAGGATGTAGATCCAGCTACTCCCGCAATCAACTCAGACGGTTCAGCTTCATGGTTAGGAGGTACAGTTTTTATTGATTTATTTTTTAGAACAATAAAAGATATTAAACCTGACGGAATGGGTGATTTTGGAAATCTATTACCATTTAGCGGTATATATCAAGTTAACAGAGTTGTATGTAATTTTCGAGAAGGTCGATTTGAACAAAGATTGAACTGCCTTAGATTGGCCGGACAAGTAGTTAACGAAAAACGTCAGAATGTATATGCGGTGCCTTTAGAATCTACAGTTCCGGGAGAGGCAAAAACTATTGACAGCGCGATATCGAGTGTTGCAAGAAGCGGTATAAAACCAAACAATGCTCAACTAATGAACATTATAAGTCGGGGATTACCTACTGCGGGACTTCCTGGTTTACTGGCAAATTTCACCAATTCAGTTGGCGGAGCAATTGGCGGAGTAGGCACAGCCCTTCAAACAACACTTCAACGAGTTGATGACACAGCCAAGGGGCTTCTTGCGCCTGTTAATTCTTTACTTCAACAAGCGCAAGCAGGATTAAACTTTGCGGCACAAGTTGGAGGATTGGTAGCAATAGGTAATGCACTAGTCAACGGATACGACTCACCGAACCCCACTCCGGGCATTGGACAAGCAGTTGGCGGATATAATCCCTATACCACTGGTATTAGATTAGATACTAACGGCCTAAACAATATCTTAACAGGCGATAGTCAATCTAACCAAGCAATAATTAATGCTCAAAATAATATTATTTCAAGTGTAGTTCAAGATCCTACTAACATAGATCTATTAAACACCTTTAATTATTTTAATAATTTTGATCAACGATTGTCTGCAAATGACACTCAAATCAACGCCATTGGTAATTCGATAGATCAAGTAATGTTGGCAACACCGAACGATCCTAGGGCCCTTGCGGCTAAGCTAGGAATTGACCCTGCACAATTAAGCGGACTAAGCAGTGATCAGCAAAGCAGTATATTTGACAGAATGTTAGAAATACTTAAAAATGTTCCTGAAAATACAGACATTGCTGGACTTAAATCTTTAGGAATTAGTTTAGCAAATATCAGTGGAGCATCGATTGCAAATCTTCCTGCATTGCAACCATTAACTACGTCACCGATTGCTAATATTCCTGCAATAGATTTACAAAAAATTATTGCCACCGGCGGCAAGCCGTCAAATTTACCCGGAGCATTAGATATTCCGGCAGTTGCAGAGTTATCTAAATTTATAGATTCGGCTAGAGGAGTACCCAGTAATGGCATACTTGGCGGAGCAGGTCAGCTAAATTCACAGTCAATTACTGACAAGTATGCAACGGTGCAACAAATGAATATTTCTTCAAATAAAGGATCAGTTGAATCACAATCAGCAGGTATCGGCAATACAGTACAAGGATATTTTGGAAATAATGTAGACCCGCAGACTGCGTATGCGCAGTACGGATCTCAACAAACGTTAAGCCCAATTGACAAATTAATGCAAACTAAAACTTAAACATGGCAGGCATAGACTCTTCAGAATCGCCAAGATACGGCCACCCTGGTCCGTACCTTGCAGTTGTTACACATAATCAGGACCCTACATTTATGGGAAGCCTGGAAGTAATGTTGCTTGAAGGAACAACACCAGATCCGGAAAACAAAGTCCAAGGCGAAACTATTACAGTTAAGTATCTCCCAAGTTTCTTTGGTTATACAAATCAACAGTGGGAAGGCAACGATTCGTCAAAGTTTGATGATGTTCAAAAAAGCTATGGCATGTGGTTCATTCCACCGGACTTGGGAACGGTCGTTTTTGTTATGTTTGTTGGCGGCGATAAAAATTCAGGTTACTGGCTAGGAGTTGTGCCCGACAAATTTCAAAACCATATGGTGCCCGGCATTGCGGCTTCGAAGTTTGTTGCAATGACACCGGAACAAGAAAGAAAATATGGAACAAAAAATCTTCCGGTGGCCGAATTCTCAAAGAGAAATAGAGATTTAAGTAATCCCAAACGTGACGAATATACGAAACCAATACATCCGTTTGCTGATCGATTGCTAGCACAAGGATTATTAGCAGACGATATTCGAGGAATATCTTCAAGTAGTGCTCGAAGAGAACACCCGAGTAGTGTTTATGGAATTTCAACTCCAGGTCCAGTTGATGCTTCTATTAATGCTCCTAAAAAAGAGCTTGGATACAATAGTGGTAAACTAGTAGCATTCGTCAGCCGGCTTGGTGGTCATCAAATAGTTATGGATGACGGAAAACTTTTGAAAGATCCTAAGACTGGTAAAGGTAATATTATCGACGAGTTGTTTAGAATTCGTACTAGGACCGGACATCAAATCCTTTTACACAATAGTAGTGATTTAATCTACATTGCTAATGCGGCAGGCACCGCTTGGATTGAACTAACAGCACAAGGCAAGATAGATATCTATGCGGCTGATTCGGTGAGTATCCATGCAGAAGGAGATTTTAATCTACGTGCCGACCGAGACTTTAATATCGAAGCACTTCGAGATGTTAATATTAATGCTGGCGGTAATATAAAACAACAGACAAAAGGCAATTGGTCTGTTGACGGCGCCAGAGAGTGTTTAATGTCATTTGACGGAACATATAATTTACATTCTAGGTCAGCAGTTATCGGCATTGATGATACATTGGGAATTAATGCAGGGACTTCTATTACTATGAATTCTAGTGTTTCTACTAGCCTACTTTCATCTTTTATAACTGTGCAATCTAAAAATGAAATGTCCATTAAAGCAACTCAGTTAAAACTGGAAGGAACTACCCAAGCTAGTGTCCGTGCCGCTGATATTAAGTTCAGCGCCACTAAATCGCTCGGAGTTCGAGGTGATGTTGATCTCAGATTAACATCTCCTAGTCTTAATATTAATGGAGCTATAGCACAACCAGCACCAGTAGCATCATCAGCCGCAACAACTGTTCGGGCTCCCACCGAGCCAACGGCACTACCAATATACAGTTTACCAAATAGAGATGTTGACCCGGGCGGCTGGAGCGATGGAAAATTTTATAAAGCAGAAGATATTATTAGTATTATGAAGCGTGTCCCAACACACGAACCTTGGGACCAGCACGAAAACATCAATCCTACACAATTTACTGCTAAAGCAACTGACCTCGACCTTGACAACAGAGGAACAGGTGTCCCTGGAAAAACAGTTACAGTTGAGTATAAAGCATCAACTAACGTTGCCGGAACCCCGCCGACTCCTACCGGAAATAAAGAAGAAGATAACGTTACTGCATTCTTGTGGATGCTACGGTGCTGTGAAGGAACATCTGGCCCTGACGGCTATAGAACAAGATTCGGGCCAAGAGGAGATAATTTATTTGATATTGACGATCCTAAATTACGAACATACCAGTTTAAAGATCATCCTAGAAAAGGATTCACATACCCTACAAAAGCAGGAACTATTACATCTACTGCGGCCGGCGCATATCAATTTTTAAGCAAGACTTGGGACGAATGCCAGAAAGCATTATCGCTCCCAGACTTTAGTCCTAGAAGCCAAGACTTAGGTTGTATCTTTTTGTTAAAAAGAGCAGGTGCGTTAACTGCAATTAACAAGGGAGATTTTACTACCGCAATTAGTAAAACAAAACGTATTTGGGCTAGCTTACCGGGAGATGTTTACGGTCAAGGTGGAAAGAATTTTGCGCAGGCTACTGCGTTTTATAAGCAGGCCGGAGGAACCGTAACTGCGTAACGGTTAAATATAGATTATGCCATACAAAAATCAAATAATTCAACCTGCAAACTATTCTGAACAGCATAGACTACAAACTAGTCAATTCTATAAAGGATTTAGTACATTAGATCCTCAACAGCGTAATAGCAAGCTCTACGATTTTGACGTAATTAAACAAGATCTAATGAATCATTTTAGCACTAGAAAAGGTGAAAGAGTAATGAATCCGGAGTTTGGAAGCATTATTTGGAATTTATTGTTTGAGCCATTTACGCAAGACATTCGAAACGCAATAGACACAGATATTAAACAAATTTTAGGTGCTGATCCAAGGATCACTAGCCCCAAAATTAACGTAGCAGAGGCTGAGTACGGCCTATTGTTAGAAGTTACAATGACGTTTACTGGAACTGATCAATCACAAACATTACGTTTAGCATTTGATAAGAACGCCGGTTTGTCTGTACAATAATATACCGAGATAATTTTTTCAATAAATATGTTATCCGGATGGCTTAACATATATGATACCTTCAACAAATAACAAACTATTAGTTGCCGAAGATTGGACTAGAATTTACCAATCATTCAAAAACGCAGACTTCAAATCTTACGATTTTGACACGCTACGCCGTGTAATGATTCAATACCTTCGAGATAACTATCCCGAAGAATTTAATGATTATATTGATAGCTCAGAATTTATTGCATTAGTTGATCTTATTGCGTACCTAGGGCAAAATCTAAGTTTCCGTATTGATTTAAATGCCCGTGAAAACTTTTTAGAAACAGCTCAGCGCAAAGATAGCGTTTTACGTTTAGCACAACTTATTAGCTACTCTCCTAAAAGAAATACTCCAGCAACGGGCTTCTTAAAAATAACAGCATTATCAACTACAGATAATGTATTCGATAGCAACAATACAAACTTAGCCAATCAAATTATTGTCTGGAATGACGTATCGAGCACAAATTGGTACCAACAATTCATAACGGTTATTAATTCTGCCATGCCGGGCCTTATGGCATACGGTCAACCCAATGACAAAGCAACAATTAACGGTGTATCGACCGAACAGTATAAAATAAATTCTAAAAATACTGATGTTCCTGTTTATTCATTTACAAAATCTATTAACGGAGTTACAATGGGTTTTGAAATTGTTAGTTCAGGATTCAAAGACTCTACAACAGTTTACGAAGAATCACCTGTCCCCGGAAGAAATTTTGGTCTAATCTTTAAGAATGATAATAAAGGCGCCGGCTCTGCAAACACAGGATTTTTTGTATTATTCAAGCAAGGAACATTAAACAGTCAAGCATTTAACATTGACAGACCGGTTGCTGACGAAGTAGTTGGAGTTAATGTTAATGATATTAATGAAACAGACGTATGGCTATGGCAACTTGATACTTCAGGAAATTATTCAACAGAATGGACAAAAGTATCTTCTACAGTTGGCAACAATGTTATCTATAATAGTATTAATCTCGACAACAGAACTTTTTTTGCAGTAACAACTCGTAATAACGATCAAGTCGATTTAAACTTTGCCGACGGAAACTTTGGCGACCTTCCGAAAGGAGCATTTAGATTATTCTATCGCCAAAGCAACGGATTAAGTTATGTAATCAGTCCTGATGCAATAAATGGTATTACTCTTAGAATCCCGTATACAAATAAATCAGGCCAAAGCCATATTTTAACATTGACATTGAGTCTGCAATATAGTGTAATTAATAGCGCACCCTCAGAAACTATTGCATCAATAAAGAAAAAAGCTCCGCAAAATTATTACATTCAAAATCGTATGATTACTGCTGAGGACTATAATGTTGCTCCGGTTACTATCGCGGCTGATATTTTAAAAGTTAAAAGTGTTAATAGACAAAGTTCAGGAATCTCAAAATATTTTGATCTTACTGATGTAACAGGAAAATACAGCCAAGTTGATATTTTTGCACATGATGGAATTCTTTACAAAGAGGATCAACGAAATCAATTTACATTTTCTTTTACAACACGAAATGAAGCATTTGGTGCATTGAAGCACCAAGTTGAGCCGCTAATCAATAGTGCAAGTCTTAGAAATTTTTACTTTGATAAATTTCCAAGAGCAGACTTAACTAATATTTCTATTGATTGGACGTTTAATCGTGCCCAGTCAAATCAGACTAGGGGATATTTTAAAAACAAGTTTGATAAAATTCCTACACAATTAGGATATTTTTCTAGTAACAATGCAATGTATCTAGAGGCAGGATCTTTAGTTAAATTCTCTGCGCCTGCGATTGTTACTAATGATAATACTACACTTCAATATTTCCTGCCAAACGGAAAACTAACAACAGTTAAAGATGGCAATACAAGAGATTATCTTTGGGCTAAAGTAGTTAAGGTTGTCGGAGATGGAGCCAATAGCGGTGTAGGATTACTGTATGATGGAACAGGCCCGGTAATTTTAACAGGTTACATTCCAGACGGTGCAGTCGCTACAGAATGTATTCCTCCTTATCAAACAACATTAAGCTATGCATTAGAAAACGAAATTGTAAATCAGATGGTTGCTAAGAGAAACTTTGGTTTAAGTTTTGATCGTTTAAGTCGTGAATGGTTTATTATTGTTGACACTAATCTTGATTTAAAAACAGAATTTAATCTAATCTATCAAGGAGATACTAGTAATCTTAACATTGATAGTTCGTGGCAGATTGCGTTTCAATGGACTGGAAAGAGCTATACTACATTTTATAGAGAAACTAATTATTTGTTTAAAAGCGAACAACAAACAGGCTTCTTTATTGATGCCTATAAAACAAATTTTGACTTTGTTTCAAACTCAGTAATTAAAGATAAGATCTCAGTGCTAGGTATTAATACTGCGCCTAATACAACTTCAACTTCTGCATTGGGCATTGATTATAGCTGGCAAATAGATAGTAATATTATTGAAAACGATGGTTACATCGATCCTAAAAAAGTATCTATCAGTTTCTTTGATGCTAAGAATGACGGACAAATTGATGACCCCGATAGCTTTGAAAAAATCACAGCATCGACTGCTGTTTCGGCCCAAACTGGGTATCTAAATAATTTTATTTTCTTTCAAAAAAATGTTGACGGATTACGATCTAAACTCGTAAGTACTGATCTATTTGAGATTTATCCGTCTGAAGACGATGTAATAACTACTCCAGTAGACGGCCAGTTATTTTATTTTTATACTACAGATGTAGTAAAATATTGGTCAGAAGACAATCAACAATATCTACTGACAACTGAATATTTTGCTAAACCGGGACGGTCGGGCCTAAAATTTCACTACCTACATAACAGCGGTTCTGAAAAAAGAATTGATCCTGCAAAGAGCAATATCATCGACATTTATATTTTAACTAGTACCTACGACGCAGAATTTAGAAATTGGTTAGTCTCTGGAGGTACTAAGCCTCTAGCACCAACAGTATCTATGTTAGAAGATACATATAGTAAGAGTCTCGAACCGATAAAAAGTGTAAGCGATTCAATCGTTTATCATCCAGCAAAATATAAAATTTTATTCGGTGATAAGGCATCCCCAAATCTTCAAGCAACCTTCCGTGCTAGTAAAAATTCTAATCGCTCTGTTAGCGATAACGATTTAAAGACAAGAATTATTGCGGCTATCGGTGAGTTTTTTGCAATTGAAAATTGGGACTTCGGAGATACATTCCATTTTAGTGAATTGTCTACTTACGTTATGAATGTCATGACTCCTGATATTACTAATTTTATTGTTGTATCTAATAACGGAAGTGCGTTCGGAAACTTGTACGAAATTGCTAGTCAAGCAGATGAAATATTTGTTTCAGGATTAACAGTTAATGATATAGAGATTATCGGTGCAGTAACACCAGGCAAACTTATAGTTTAATAGAAGCGATACATGAAAAGAAAAAAAAGTCCTAACGAGCTAGTTGACGCATACAACGCAGACGCATCTGACCATCAACGTCAAACTGCTAACCTTTTACCGGGATACCTTCAAACAGATAAAAATAAAAGATTCTTATCTGCAACATTAGACAAACTAATTGAAGTTCCACAAATTGAACGTATTAATGCATTTGTCGGTAGCAAATTAACTAATACATTTAATCCTGAGACAGATCAATATTTAGATAGCACAACAGAACTTGCAAAAGATTATCAATTAGAGCCTGCATTAATAATCAAAAATGCAAAGAATAATATTGATAAAGTCCAAACCTATGATGATTTATTATCTAGTTTGGCATTTGCTGGCTCGCCCGCTAAAAATCATGATAGAATTTTACAGGCTAAAACATTTAGTTATAATCCCCATATTGACTGGGATAAGTTTGTAAACTATAATCAATACTATTGGTTAGAAGCTGGTCCTGATTTAATCGAAATCACAGGACCAATAAAAGCCACTGTTAGCACATACACAGTAACTGACAGTCCTGATACAGATGTTTGGATTATTAGTCCAGACGGCCTAACACCAAATCCTGTTCTAACATTGTTTAGAGGCATGACGTATGTGTTTAATGTAGACAGCAGTCATAATTTTTATATCAAGACAGCAATAAGTTACGGTAAAGAAGATACCTACGACAAAGCATTAAACAATGGACCTAAACAAGGTCAGGTAATTTTAACAGTTGACGATAACACACCGTCGACTTTATTCTATGTTGCTAGCGATGACCAACGGATTGCTGGCCGAATTATTGTTAAAAAATTAACTGAAAATTCTGAAATTGATGTTGAAAAAGATATCTTAGGAAAGACGACTTATAGTTCAGGTAACGATGTACAATTCACTAATGGACTAATGGTATATTTTAGCGGCCAAGTTACTCCGGAAAAGTATAAAAATAAAAGATATATTGTTGAGGGTGTTGGCGAAGAGATTGTTTTAATCGATTTTGATACATTAAAGAATAATGTCAACGCATCAAATAATTTGGACACCGACTTTGACGTTGAGCCGTTTGATAAGTTTCCGTTCGACGACTTTAGAAATGCTCCGATATCTCCTGAGTATGTAACTATTAATCGAGCAAGTAGAGACTTAAATCCGTGGACTCGGTATAATCGCTGGTTCCATAAAGATGTTATTGCGGCCTCTGCTACAGCTAACGGCACTGATCCCGTTTATCCTGTCGATAAGCGAGCCAAGAGACCTATTATTGAATTCCGACCAAACATCAAATTGTATAATTTTGGTTACTCGGCAATGTCAAATATTAACTTAATGGATAACTCAACTCTTGATGCATTTACTAATGTTGAAAGAAGTTTTGGTTATTATGTTGATGGAGTAAAACTAGAAGAAGGTTTTAGAGTTATATTCAATGCAGATACTGATCCGTTAGTTAGAGGTCGAGTTTATACTGTAAAATTTGAAGACCTTGACGGGAATCAAAGAATTAATCTTATTGAAGATCCTCAAGGAATCCCATATGACGGCGCAACGATTGTTAATTCCGACGGAACTAACTATAAAGGGTCTAGTTGGTTATGGAACGGAACAAGCTGGGATCCAGCCCAACAAAAGACAACAATTAATCAAGCGCCGATTTTTGATTTGTTTGATGAGAATGGCATAAGTTTTAGTAACACTGATTACTATCAAGGCAGTTTTGCAGGCACACGCATATTTGGATATACTGAAGGCACCGTCTATGATTCAGTATTAGGATTAAATTTAAAATTCTTAAATGTGGCAAACATTGGAGATTTCTTATTCTCTAATTATTTTAATACAGATAGTTTTGTTATTTCAAATACAGCTAAAAACATAGTATTCCCGGTCAGTTCTGGTTATTTAAAAATTGCCACAGATAGTTCAACTTCATTTAATAACGTATGGGTAGAATCAGAAAGTTCTCGTATTCCTATTTTACAATACAACATAATTACTGAGATTTCTAACATAGTAGAAATTAATGCAATTGACTATCCCGGTTGGACTGAAGATCTTACAATCGATGTTTGGATAAATGATAAAAAACAAAAGTTAGGTACTGATTTTAATTTTTCCGTCCAAGATCAATTTTATTTTGCAATTTTTGTAAACAATTTAGCATTACATGATAAAGTATTATTCAAGATATATACTACTCGAGCACCGAATGCATTAGGTTACTACGAGCCTAGCCCGGCGCTAACAAACAATCCAACGAACGGTCCTATAGCACAAGTGACTCTTGCAGAAATGTCTGATAACTTTAAAACTATAGTAGAACGTTTAGATAATTTTAGCGGTAACGTTATAGGAGAAAATAATTTTCGAGACCTGGGACAAGCATCAAAGTACGGCACTCGATTAATTAGTCATCAGTATCCTCTTAGCTTTGCCCAGCTTTTTTTAGGACAGCAAGAATATAATTTAGTAACAGCTATAAGAAAAGTTGCAAACGATTATTACTATTATAAAAATTCTTTTGTCAATAAACTACTTACAATCCCTAAAGAAACATTGCCGAGAGATGCAGTAGATCAAATACTAGTTGAATTAAATTTAGGTAAAGATATTAACTTTCCTTACGGTTTTAGTGATATGTTGACTTATGGAAAAGATTATAAATCTAGAACCTATACAGTTACAGACACGAGAATTACTAGTTACAGTATTGATTCATCGTTTGACAGTTCAGCACTAACAGAAAGAGCCATCTTAGTTTATAGAAATGATTTAATCCTAACTCATGGAGTAGACTATACATTTGACAAATATCAAGCAAATGTAACTTTTAATTTTACATTAACATTAGGTGATGTTATTGTTATTAAAGATTATGCAACAACTGAAGGTTGTTACATTCCTCCAACACCTACAAAACTTGGATTGTTTCCAAAATATCAACCTCAGTTATACATAGACGACACATACTTAACATCAACAAAAGTCCTACAGGGGCACGATGGCAGTATTATGGTTGCTTTTAATGATTATAGAGATGACATTTTATTTGAATTTGAAACTAGAATTTTTAATAACATAAAAGTTTCTTATAATGCTGATCTAATAAATGTAAATTCAATTCTGCCCGGAGCCTACAGAACAAATGCCTTTACTCCTGTAGAAGTTACACAAATATTAGAAGTAGAATTTTTACGCTGGGCAGGAATGTCGGGAGTTGACCACACTACTAATTCTGGAACTTCTCAAGGACAACCTCGCACATACAATTACAGAGAATCCTCTACCGGAGCAATACAAACTTTAACAGTTCCTGGTCATTGGAGAGGAATTTTTAAATATTTTTACGATACTGATCGACCACATACTAGTCCTTGGGAAATGTTAGGCTTCACAGAAAAACCTCTTTGGTGGACAACTGTATACGGATTAGCACCATACACTTCAGGAAATACAATCTTATGGAGAGACATTGCAAATGGTGTTATTAAGCAAGGTAGTCGAGCAGGAACTTGGTTAGAATATTCTCGACAAAATCTTCTTGATTACTTGCCTGTGGATGAATACGGAAATTTAAAAGATCCCGTTAGTATTGGACTTATTAAAGATTTATCGTTTACAACTATTGATGCCCCTTGGAAATTTGGTGATCATGCTCCGGCTGAAACGGCATGGAGAAGAAGTGTCCTTTGGCCATTTGCAGTTCAAGTACTAGCCGCGCTAACGAATCCTGCGGCCTATGCGGCTCTAATGTTTGATCCTGTGAGAATTAAAAAATCAATAGCAGGGCAGTACAGCTACGGTGATAACGAAGAATTATTAAAAATTAATAATGTAATCTTATACAGAGATACAATTGATAATCAAAGACAACTAGCATCGGGATATAGTGTGATGCTAATTGAACATGGATTACAAAAATCTTCAAATTTCTTAACTTCGTTAAAACTTGATATTTCTAATATCGAGTATAGATTAGTTTATAAAGCAGAAGGTTTTATATCAAAAGAAAAACTAAAAGTTGTCATTGATTCAGTTGATCCAACTAGCACTAATCCTGGTGTATTATTGCCCGCTGAAGATTATAATATTGTCTTATCTAAAAGCAATCCTATAAGCACATTTAGAATTAGCGGAGTGATAGTCCAGAAAGGTCAAGGATTTTGGACAGTTCGAGGATATGACAAGTATAAACCGTACTTTGAAATTGTTGAACCGATACACGGCCTGGGAGATTCTGAAATAAGAGTTGGTGGTAAAGGTGAAAACTATCTTACATGGGCGCAAAATAAATTTTATCAATCGGGTCAAGTAGTTTTTAACAGTAATATATTTTATCGTACAAAGTCAAGTCATACATCCGATACATCCTTTGACGTAACTAAGTTTCAAAAATTAAACGGGTTACCAGTCACTGGCGGTATATCGGTTGCTAAATCTAAAAATTACAACAGTACAATTACAAAGATTCCTTATGGAACAAAGTTTTTAACTCAACAAGCTATTGCAGATTTCTTGCTTGGCTACGGAAAATATCTTGAAAATCAAGGGTTTGTCTTTGACTATCTAAATTCCGAATTTAGCGAAATAATGAATTGGGAATTTAGCACCAAAGAATTTTTATTCTGGGCAACACAAAACTGGTCAGTCGGGTCTATTATCACATTAAGCCCATTTGCAGACAAATTAAAATTTAGCACTACAAGTGGAATCGGTGATGCAGTCTACGGAGTGGCAGATGATCTGTATAATGAAAATTATGAATTTAGTTTACTATCGGCTGACGGAAGTGCGTTTCCGAAAAATGGATTTCTTTTAAGTAGGCTCGACGGCGAATTCGAAATTAGTACAGCATTTCCTAGAGTAGGTGTTTACTATGCTCAGTTCAATATGATACAAAAACAACATGCTATTGTTTTTAACAATTATAGTATGTTCAATGATATCATATACGATGTAGAAACTGGATACCGCCAGCGCCGAGTAAAATTAATTGGCTTTAGAACTAGCGAATGGACAGGCGGGTTTACAAGTCCGGGATTTGTCTTTGATGAAGCAATAGTCAACGACTGGCAAGCATATAAAGATTATAGTGCAGGCGAAGTTGTAAGATACAACGGCAGATATTACGGCGCAATAACAAAGATATTTGGCGCAGATACATTTAATTTTGATAACTGGAATAAGCTAGCTGAAGAACCATCCCCTGGGCTATTACCAAACTTTGATTATAAAATTAGTCAGTTTGAGGATTTTTATAGTTTAGATATTGATAATTTTGATACGGGCCAGCAACAAATGGCACAACATCTAACAGGATATAGTCCCCGTGTTTACTTAGATAATATCTTTAATGACGGTATTGCTCAATACAAGTTCTATCAAGGATATATTCGTGAAAAGGGTACAGCTAATGCAATTAACAAAATATCTAAAGCTACAGTTAATAGTCTAAAAGGTAAGGCAACATTTAATGAGTCGTGGGCTTTCCGTATAGGACATTTTGGCGGTTATAACACTTACCAAGAATTGGAAATAAATCTCGACGACAGTAAGTTTATACAAAATCCACAGATTGTTCAATTTATTGATTATGAAAAAATTACAAATGATTTTACGTATTACAAACCTGTAAAAGATGTTCTGATTCAACCAGAAGACTATGATTGGAAAACAGTATTCCCGACATTTGATCCTATCGCATTCGGCGACTCTAACAACATCGATTATATAACTCCTCTTCCAAATGCAGGGTATGTGCGGTTAGATGATATAACAGCAACAGCATTTAATAAAAATAGTCTATTGGACATTGCAAGTGCAGATGCTATTAAAGAAGGATCAACATTTTGGCTCGGATTCCGGGAAGATGGCGATTGGGATGTATTACGTTATACTAGACAGAAAAATGCTATTATTGATTTTAAAATTACCGTGATTGGTAGTTCTGCAACATTCACTACTGCTAAACCTCATAGTTTAAAACCAGGCGATATTATTGGTGTATCAAGATTTATTACTGAAATTAATAAAATTTTTATCGTATTGCAAGCACCCACACCTACGTCGTTTATTGTTGCTACTGACTTAGTTGCAGAGCCGTATTCTGCAACTACTTCTAAAACTATTTCTGGGTCTTTTATTGGAAATATCACCGACAGCGGCGAAATTATTACTAACGTCACTTCGAACGAAGGCCTTGCGATAGGTGCAGAAATAATAGGTAACGGTATTGCAATAGGCACTATTATCACATCTATTAGTAAAATAGCCGATAATAATTATTCCATTTACATAAGCATTCCTTCAACAATAACAAGTCAAGGTGTTTATATATCATATTCATATACAACCGAGAATATTATTATTGGTCAATTGTTTAAGTTTGTATCTGTTAGATTTAAAGACTTTGATGATGTCCATAATCTACCAAATCTTGGAAGCATAGAGTTTGATGATAAAATTTGGGTAGATAGCAATCACAATAACAACAAATTTGCTGTTTATAAAAAGATTAATAATTATACGCCTTCACTAATTGATAGCGGAGTTAACAATACCGGTCAACTATGGGGATTTAGAACCTCAATAGAAACTTCGACTAGTACATTTGTTGTTAGTGCTCCGGGATATCCCGACATTAACTTTGGTCCTGGTTTAATTGTTGTTTATGAAAGAACAAATGCTAGAGCAGTTGATGCTAATACATATATTTCTTATAGATTAAACGATGTTGGCAATACAGATTATTATGTAAGCTCAATTTCTCCGTTGTTTGGGTTTAGTTTAAAATATGATCAATACGAAGATTTAATATTTGCCGGAGCCCCTAATGCTAGTCGTATTAAACTCGGAGCCTCGGGAGCAGTAAGATATGCAAGTGTCTCTGCTTCAGCTACCCAGCTCGATTATACCGGCCTAGTAAAGATAACCCAATTATATAGACCAGCCGCAGTTGATATTACGCTAGGAGTGTTAGCAAGTCCGACTCCAGTAGCAGGCGGACAATTCGGTTATGACATTGCATTGAATACTGGTACAGTTAATAAGACACTCCTTGTATCAGCACCCGGTGAAGGTACAGGTAAAGTTTATGTTTATCAAATGGGCGGAAGTGTTATTGGGGCATCAGTTGCTGTTCCGGGAAGAAGGTATACAACTGCTACGACAGTAACATTAAGTTCCCCCCAGATTCAAGGAGGAAGCACGGCAACTGCTCGAATTTCTTCTGTGACTACATATTCTAATCAAGAGCTACAAGACGATCCTTCTTTAATTGCAGGACAACTTTTAGAAATTGAAATTACAAATCCTGGTTATGGATATAATCAACCACCTACAGTAACTTTTGGAAATACTACTGGCTTAGACGCTGTAGTCAATTTTAACATTGGTGTTAGTACATCAACCCGTAGTATATTTGTTACCTCCCAAGAAACCTTAACAAACCCTCTAACATTCTTTAATAACTATCCTCCTAAGTTTGGTACAAGTATTGCATCTGCATCTGATCTGTCAATAGTAGCAGTAGGTGCTCCAGGATATCGTGCGAATGAAGGTGCAGTATTAGTCTATACTAAATCTGGAACTAATTTTAATTTAGTACAAACTATAAACAAGTCAAGTGAAGGCATCGTTGGAATAATTTCGTCCGGAGACAGTCTAGGCAATAAGTTAGCAATGAGTCAGGACGGCGAGTACTTATTTGTTTCTGCTCCAGGAAATCAAATCGAAGCAACACAAGGAGTAGTTTCTGTGTGGCGCTGGTCTGGTACTGCATACGTTTGGTTACAAAATCTCTTTAATCCAAATAAGCATGCCAATACTGTTTTCGGTACCGATATTATTATAGACGAAGATAAACAGAATCTTGTTATTTCTAGTCTTGGAGATTTATATTCGAGAAGAACAACTTTTAACATTTATAATTATAGACTGTATCCAGATACAACAGTACCGTCAAGAAAATATGTAAATGATCCAACTTCCGATACTCAAGTAAGAAAAACAACCTTTGATGCAAATAGTACTATATTTTATGATAAGTTAGGTAATGTCGGTAACGTTAGCGTGTTTAATCGATACAACATTTACTTCTCTTATGCGCAGGACTTAGACAGCAATCTGATTATTCAAGATAGTAATTTTGGTTATAGTATTGCGCAAGCTAATGATAATGTATATGTTGGAATGCCGAGCTCGGATACTGATGCAGGAGCATCTAACGGCTCGTTGCTAATTTTTAGTAAAATAGATTCTTCAACTAATAGTTGGTCAGAGTATCGAACACAAGATAGTTTAGTTAATACTGATTTAGTAAAGAAGGTGTTCACTGTTAACGTTAACGATGATAGAATACAAGATTATCTAGCAATTATTGATCCAATGAAAGGAAAAGTTTCCGGAGTAGCTGATCAAGAATTAACTTATAAAACACTATTTGACCCAGCAATTTATAGTTTAGGAAATAGCGGGGTCTCTGTAGATTCAACTACAAACTGGATTGATGAACATATTGGGGAATTATGGTGGGACACTAGTTCGGTCAAATATGTATGGTATGAACAAGGCGAGTTAGAATATAGAAAAAATAACTGGGGATCAATTTTTCCAGGAAGTTCTATTCAAATATATGAGTGGGTACGTTCAGAATACTTGCCAAGCGAGTGGGCCGCGATTGCAGATACCAACGAAGGTATAATTAAAGGAATTAGCGGACAACCAAAATATCCAAACAACAGCGTATTAAGTATTAAACAAGTTTACAATAGCATAAGTCAAACTTTTTCAAATGTTTATTATTTCTGGGTTAAAAATAAAGTAACAGTTCCTGACATAGACACTCGCCGATTAAGCGGGTTAGAAGTTGCAGGATTGATTGCAGATCCTAGAGGACAAAATTTAAAAGCAGTTAATGTCTTAAGTAAAAATAGTTTTAGTTTAATTAATATTAAAGACACGATCCAGGCACAAGAAGTCAATCTGCATATCAATTATGACACAGGGTCTGATAGTGTTCCTCGACATACTGAATGGTTGTTGCTACAGGAGAATGATCCATTTAGCAGACCACCAATTATGCTTGAAAGGAAATTAATCGAAAGTCTTGCAGGGTTTGATTCTGTAGGAAGCGAAGTTCCTGATAGCTTACTGAATGCAAAACAAAGATACGGAATTTCATTTAGACCGAGACAGAGCATGTTTGTTGATCGATTTAATGCTCTTCGTAATTTAATAACATGGACTAATTCAATTTTATTAACTGAGCGTATAGCTAAATTTTGTACGTTTGATAATTTAAACTCATACGATATTATTCCAGACGAGCTGTTAAATGAGTATGATGTTATAGTTGAAGACAATTATACATTAGGTACGATTATCACTCGCGGCCTCAAGCAAGCAGAACTTGCATGTACGATAGATAGCAGAGGTAGAATTGACCAAGTAACAGTTACCAATCCAGGTAACGGATATAACGCACTTCGCCCTCCTACAGTTACAGTTACTGGTACAGGTGAAAATGCTATAATCAAAACAATTCTAAATGAACTAGGACAAGTCATCGGCGCAACAGTTGAAAGCGGTGGAACCGGATTTACGTCTATTCCTACTCTGTCAGTTAGACCGTATACAGTTATAGTACAGTCCGATATAGATGCCGCGGGCTTCTGGACAAAGCTCCAGTGGGATCAAAATATTAAAGAATGGGTAAGAAGAGAAACTCAAAAATATGATACTCGATTATTTTGGAATTTTGTTGATTGGCAAGATCCTACCTATAATGCTTTGCAAGACTTTGCAGATACTGTAGCAGATACATATGAACTTAATGCAGTTAACATAGTTGCAGGCGAGTACGTTAAAGTTAAGAATGCAGGTAACGGCACATACATGGTGTTAAGGAGAGTAGATGCATCCACTGTAGGTACATGGAGTAAAGAGTGGGATGTAGTATACGAAGAAAACGGAACCATACAAATCACAGATAAAATTTGGAATCAAGATCTTACTGACTTTGCTTTTGACGAAATTGCGGCTTTTGATCAAACACTTTTTGATCAGAGCATAAACCAAGAATTGATTTTTATACTACGTGCAATTAAAGACGAATTATTTGTTAATTCTTTATCACAGTACTGGAATCAGTTCTTCTTCAAAGCAGTAAAATATGCAATGCACGAACAAACTAATTTAGACTGGGCATTTAAAACTTCGTTTATAAACGTTACAAACGAGGCAGGCGCATTAGATCAACGTCCTTCTTACAAGTTACAAGATAGTTCCTACTATGAAAAATGGATTAATGAAGTTAAGCCATATCATACAAAGATAAGAAACTTCACCGTAAAATATGACAATCAAGAAAGCAGTGAAACTTTTACAACAGATTTTGATTTATCACCGTATTACAATTCTGTAACAGACACGTTTGAAACTTTAAGTAAGACCTCCCCGGCAGTACTTCAGTATCCTTATAGATCATGGTATGATAACTTTACACATAGCGTAAACGCTATAGCAGTATATGATAGTGGCGAAGACTACATTACTCCTCCAACAGTTAAAATTATTTCAGCGCCCGGTGATTTGGGAGCAGGCGCCACAGCGCGAGCGTATATTAGTTTAGGAAAAGTTTACGAAATTGAAATAATAAAACCTGGAACAGGTTATACATTAACGCCGACAGTTTACCTAGAAGGCGGATTGGGTCTTGCAGGAAAACCTGCTAAAGCTTCGGCCTATTTAAGTAACGGAAAAGTTAGATCCAATAACCTAACTTTAAAATTTGATAGGATAGGATATAATAGAGAGATTGTAGATTTATCCTACACAGATCAATTTATCGGTGACGGCCAAGCATATACTTTTAACTTAACATGGGTGCCCCGCTTAGATAGAAATACTATTATATTAAAACAAAATAATTCTCTAATTTTAAATGATAAATTTACAATTGAGCATTATACTGAAGAATATACTAATACTAACGGACTTACTTTTACAAAACGATATGGAAGATTAAAATTAAATTTTGTTCCAATAATCAATGCAGTACTAACAGTTGATTATATTAAAGATGTAGAATTTTTATCAGCATACGATAGAATTGATGAATACTATGCTCCTCTTCCAGGAATGCCCGGCAAGGACCCTGAGCAATTAATGAAAGGTCTCAGTTATGGCGGCGTAAAAATAGAGACATTGCCGTTTAGCTATTCTAGTGCATGGGACACATTAAAGTATTGGGAAGGCGCATGGGATAGTTATTCAGCTGAAACAAACTACGGAATTGTAAAAAATCCTCAAAGTAATTTCGAGGACGAACTATTATCATTACAAAATGAAGAAGCTCAGGCTACTGCACAGTTGGGTTTCTGGCAAAATAGATACACTCAGCTGAATATTGATATTATAGATGTTCCTCCATTTATTATAGTTGGGTCCGGATTTGGAACTCAATATATTCCAAACCCTCAATATTCTTATATACTTAATTTAATAGGGCAATCAACCTCGCAAATTTCGTACTGGTCTGGATTAAAGAATCAACTAAGCAATCAAGTAGTCTATGTACAACAAGGTCTAGTACCAGTAGTAACGCCTTTTACTGTCAGTTCAGGAACCTATATTAACGTCTATCTAAATTCTGGAACAGGCGTTTCAGTAAGAATAGATCAAAATACAAGTACTGCAATTACACAAACTATTATTGGTCAGAATAATACCGCTACAGTTTATATTCCGTTGACTAGTTTTAATACCGCTACTGATAATATAGTAACTTTTAGAGATCAAACAAGTGATGGCACAGTTCTTCCTGCTGACCCTGACGCCCTTGACGTTGTTATTGACGGTGGTCCATTAGACAGTATTACGCTCGGTATTCTTCCTGCAGATATTAATATTGATGGATATAAGTTTTTAGATCCTTCAAGCAGTTATGCACCAGAGGAACTATTACCTGGACAGGTTCAAGAAGCTATTGGCATTACTGTGTTTGAACAAAAAACACAAGCTAGCCCCTATATTTTAAATCGTCGATACGAGCTAACAGCAAATTTAACATATCCGATTGGCATGAAGGTGGCTAGTACTGCATCTGTATTTGTTGTTGCAGATACTACTCCTTTAAGGATATATAGAGACTATACAGTTAATACTATTGCTGGAACAATAACATTAACTAGCCCTGCAACTACACAAACATGGTTGAGCATTACTAGTTTAACAGCAGGCGGAATCGGCTTAATAGATTATCAACTGGTACGGAATTCGTCAAGCACTTCGACAACTATTGTTTCGGTTGCAAGTTTATCTGCTATTAACGATGCTTATGTAACAGTTAATGGCATTGAAACTACAAATTTCTTTATTGAAGCCGCCCCGGGCAGATCAAAAAATAAAAATCCAAAAGGAGCCGTCCGAGTTTTACACGATCCAATAGGGACTAAAGAGATTCAAGTATGGATGTTTACCGGAGAATCAAAAGCGTATAGTCAAGTACACGAACAAATTTTCTCAAATGTTCCAAACACAACTACTGAATTTACATTAACAAATCCTCCAGGAGTTGTACTACCACACCATTCACAAGTAATTGTTGAATGGAATAAAAAGCGATTAGTTCCACCACAAACTACATATTACGTAGTTGAAGAAGGAAAATACGAGTACGATATTGCACCGAATGATCCAGTTATTCCGGGACAAGTTGATTTGCGAGTATTAGAAGTTTATAAAAATGGAGAAAAATTGATTCCTAGTATAGACTATCAATTAACACCTCCTCCTACTCGAGTATTATTTGGTAGTGAAAAAATTAAAACAGGAGATGCGTTAGCAATCGTTATCCTTCGATTCCATGACTACGAAATACAAGATGGAAAGGTTGTTTTAACTACTGCTGTTCCGAGAGACCAGGCCGGCGCATTATCTGATACTTTACGGGTTATAACATTTAATAATCATGATGCTGACGGCATCCGAAAAGAAAAATATCAATCAAATCGCCTTGGCAAATACACATTAAGCAGAGAAATATCTAACTCAAATTATATTTGGGTAGAATATAATAGAAAACCTTTAATCAATGAAATTGATTATATGTTAGATGACAATAATAAAACTATTACACTTAGAGACGGAATTTTTGAATCAACAGATGATGAAATTATAGTTACGTCATTAAATGATAATGCATATTCAGGCGCTACTGCTTATCGTATGTTTACAGATATTGTTGGTCGTACAAGTTATAAGAGATTAAGTCAAAGTAATACAACTCGTCTTGCAGAACCATTAGTTGGAAATGATACAAAAATTACAGTAGAAGATGCAAGTGTGCTTTCAGTACCTGCTCCTGAAAAGAACCTTCCGGGCATTGTTTACATTGCTGGCGAGCGTATTGAATTTTTTACAGTCAATAACAACATATTGTCACAGCTAAGAAGAGGTACATTAGGAACAGGTATCCTTGATGGTTATCCAAAAGGAACCTTAGTTATTGATCAAGGTAAAGCACAAAATTTACCAGTTACTGATACTACTGAAATTGAAAAATTTGTGTCTACAGTTACAACCAATGTATTCACATTAACTAGCATTGCAATTACTGGAATAACTAACAAACTGTGGATCGATCCTATTACTGGGTTGACTCGATCGATTAATGCTCCTCCGTTAACAGACCTATTTACGGTAAACTACGGCGGCTTACCGCTACTCAAACCAACAGTTAACCCTGTAACAACTTCTTCTTTAGCAGTTGCTTACGATTCGGGGGAAACTAACACATTTGGAATCCTCAACACTAGTACTATAAATCCTCAGTTCACCATGAGCTCTGTGATAATTAATAGTGTTGAACGGCCAGTAGTGCATTTTGATTTTGATATCCAGCCAGGCGTCGAAGTAACAGTAGTAAAACGAACCGGCAAAATATTTGAAAATACTACGGTGTTTAAGTTCTTAGAAGAGAGCCCAGCACCGTTACCGACTGATGATTATTACCCAGGCGATCCAGTTATCATTCTTGAAACTGGCGCTGTATTAACTGATGAAGAAGAGAACCCTCTAGAAGGAATTTAATAACTATGACAAAAATAACACAACTACCAGTTGTATCAACAATGGCCGATCAGAGCGTGTTCGTTGTTGTTGACAACGGAGTAACAAAAAAATTAACTTACTCGGCTCTTAAAACAACCCTAAAAGGTGACAAGGGTGAAACTGGAGAAACAGGCGCCAAAGGCGATACTGGAGCCCAGGGAGATAAAGGAGATAAAGGTGACACAGGTGCGCAAGGTCCAGTAGGTCCGTTGGCTCCATTTAGTACTGCTACTGATATACGTCTCGGCGGTATTAAGATCGGTACAGGTGTAAACGTAACAGGTGACGGAACATTAAGTGTTCCGATTGTTACAATTACTACTGCAACTGCACTAGTACCTGGCGTAGTTACTCCTGGATCAGGGCTTCAATTAATTGGCGAAAATGCCGCTCTTACATTAAATGCTAGACTATCAAGACCTGCATACAAAGAATTAAGAATTGTTGCATCCGCTGGAAATACTTCGGGTTACGGTATTGAAGGTTATACAGGTTCAAACCCGAGCGTTACTGGAATTTTACCGGGAAGCACAGTTGCTTTTGTGATTCCTAATCAACCATCACATCCTGTACAAATTAGGACAGCCCCAGGCGGCGCCGCAGTAACAGAGGGCGATTGGTTATGGGTATCTAACACCGGTACAAGCGTTGCTGGCGCAGGCGCTAACTTTGTCGGTCGATTCAACGGTACAATGTTTTGGACTGTGCCAGATGCCCCGTCACAGAGTGTTGTTTACTATCAGTGTATTTTTCACCCAGGTATGCTCGGGTCAATTGCAATTAAGAATGATGCACAAATTATTGATGGTAGAATAACATCGGGATTGGCCGCAGTTGCACAAGATATATTACCAGACGGTAATGATACAAGAAATCTTGGTAGCGCATCTAAGCGATGGAATACTCTTTTTGTTGGCCCTGATAGTATTGATATCAATGGCACTCAGCTTACATACTCTGGTGGTAAGATTGCATCTAGTGGCGGTTTTGAATTAGGTAAATCTATTGTAGCAACTGCGCTAACATCGTCTGGTAGTTTTAGATCTGCACCGGTAATTAAAGTCACTGATGCAACTGGAAGCGGATTCCAAGCAACAACTTCGATTGTTCCAACATCTATAGATTCTTTAACTTATACAGTCTTAGATACTACTAGTACATATTGGTTCCGTCCATCGGATACAGTTACAATCGACTTTACAGGTGGCGATGGTACAGGTGCACAGGCTTCTGCCGATATGGGATTGTATATTAAATCTCCTGTTCTGTCTTATAATTCACCTCCTGTTGCATCATTAGTTTTTGCTAATCAAACAACTCTTAATGCCCAGGCACAATTACAAATTAGTGATGCTCAGATTGTACAGCGTTTGGCAGATTTCTTACCGTATGTTGCATTGACTGAATTGCGAGATGGCCTTCCAACTTTCCGTGATCCTCAAGTTAATCAAACTAAAGCGTTAAAATATACTGACGTAGATATTCCTAGCGGAGTAGTAACATTTGATATTAACTTGGCATTTGCTACAATTCCTTTAGGAACTTATTTGTTTGAAGTCCCTCAATTAGTTATTGCTGACGGAAACTATCCGCTAATCTGCGAAACAGTACAGGTAGGTAAATTAGTTGCCAACGGCGGGCAATACAGCTGGTATCTTGCTAACCGATTAGATGAAGGTCAGCTACCAAACGGGACTGTTGAGGGAGATTTTGTTCCTGTAACCTGTTCGGCACTAGACAATGCCGGCCAGCCGGGGTATTGGTATCTAAGCTCAAATCTTGACGGAACACAGAAAAATTTTACAGAAGTGTTATATGGGGTTAGAGGAGTTAGTTTAGATAATCCTGGATCAGATTACACACAAGCTCCGATTTTTAATATTAAAGCTAACGGAGTTACGAAAGCACAAGGGTCATCGGTGCTTTCAGCTACTCCAGTATCTGCGATCAGCATCTCAGCATTTGGTAGTAGCTATACCCCTTCAGCATCAGTAGTTCTACAAGGAGCCCATACCGGTCCTTTAGTTACTGGCCCTACCTCAGATGCAAATATGTGGAGAGTTACTACAAGTTTTTATCCGTTAGCCACAACTCGAGCCCCCGGACAAACGATATTTGTTCACAATATAGATGTTACTGGCTCAGCTACTCCGAGTAACGGACAACGGGTTAGAAATGCAACAACAGGTGTATTACTACCCGGAACTATAGTTTCAGTTTCTCCTGTATGGAATACTAATAATGTTCGCTTATATCAAGTAAACATGAGCCAAAGTGTTACTGTTGCAAACGACAATTATATCTCTTTTGGTACCTATGAAGCAGAAATTACACCCGAACAGCGTACAGCAGAACCAGTATTACCGGCAACAAAAACTAAGTTAGGTACAGTAATAGTTGGCGACGGACTAAACGTTGCAAACGGTACAATATCGTGGAAATTAGCAGATGTACCCGCAACTAGTAAAGGCCAAGCGGGTGATCAAGAAGGTTCTTTAGCCGCAAGTAGCTCGCATATCTATTATTGCATAGCGGACTATACTGACGGTGTAGCAAACATCTGGAAGCGTGTAGCATTGACTACACAAACCTGGTAAACAATACAATTAACTAAGCGATAAATAACATTATGGACGATTCAAACGATACAAAAATGACTGAAAATCAAGAGAAAACCCCCCAAGAAGCCGCTCCAACTGAGCAAGGCAACCTGCATATTCGCGGACATATTAAGATTAGCGACCCTACAACAGGAGAAGTTATTGTTGATAAACCTAATGCAATTCATTACGAAAATTTTAGTATTGCGTTAGCTCGAGCAATCAGCAATCAAGGCGAGGGATGGATAGGCGAAATGGCATTCGGCAATGGTGGTAGCCGCGTTGATCCGACAGGGATTATTACATATCTAACTCCTAATGCTGTTGGTATCAATGCAAGTTTATACAACGAAACCTACTCTAAAGTAATTGATACTAATAGTGTTGATAATCTAGATCCAAGCCGTAATTTTATGACAGTAAGACACATTACCGGTACACCTTACACTGATGTACTAGTAAGTTGTTTATTGGATTTTGGTGAACCAAACGGGCAAGGTGCATTTGATAATTCAACAGACTACAACGGAACCTATGTATTTGATGAATTAGGGTTACGAGCATACAACAGTAACGGTACCGGAACTGGTGATTTGTTAACACACGTTATATTCCATCCAGTGCAAAAAAGTTTAAATCGTATTCTACAAATAGATTATACTGTTAGAATACAAAGTCTAACATCATTAACCGGATAATATAATGGCAACAGGTGATTATAAAATAACGTTTACGGATCCGGCCAAAGATGCCGGTGGATACTATATTACCGTACAAGAAGGCAATGTTAACACAGTTGACACTTCATTAACACTTGTTGGTCGAAATTTTCCATCGTATGGCCAGGTCCTTGCACAAGATCTTGTTCATTTACTTGAAAACTTTTCTAGTTCGAGTCCGCCAAATAACCCAATCGAAGGACAGTTATGGTTCGACACTACTGACTTAAATTCTAAAAAATTAAAAATTAACGATGGGACCGCACAGGCCGCAACTTGGTATCCAGTTGGCGGTGTACACCAGCAAGCAAACGAGCCAGTTAATACTCAAATCGGTGACATATGGGTTGATACTTCAAATAATCAACTAAAGATTTTTAACGGAGCTGATTTTACACTTATTGGTCCTAATTATAGTAACGCATTAAAATCTGGTAGTTATGCTACGACTGCAACTGATATATTAGGCGGCTCCCATAATATTGTTATCAATTATATAAACGGTAATGCAATAGAAATTATTTCACAAGATGCATTTACTCCGTTACAAATTATTGATGGATTTAGTACTATTAAATCCGGATCAAATGTTACAGGAAAAAATCTTGGAACATTAGTATCTCCTAGTTATGCACAATATAACGGTGTGGCTAGTCAAGCCGCGGCCCTACAGCAAACAGTACCTAGTTTACAAATAGTTAGTGCAAATAATTTTGTTCGAAATGATATTAATCAAAAAATTAGCGGAATTTTAAATGTTGGTAACGACGGTGGTGTAACAGTTGGCCTAGATCCTACATTTATTATTCAAAGAGATAATCAGTATCAAGGTACATTCCTTAATACATATAATGGCGGCGACTTCCAGTTCCAGATAGTTAAAGATAATATTAAGAACTCTATCTTAACAATTAAAGGAACTAGTAAGCGGGTTGGAATTAATACAGCTAGTCCAACAGCTGATCTAGATGTAAACGGCAATGTTAGCTTATCTGGAAATTTATATTCAACAGGTTCAGCATACGTTTCACATAATTTGTATGTATCAAATGCCTACGTTGCATCAACACTAACTTGTAAGTATGAGCAGATTTTAGTAGGTCCATTAACAATAGGTGATGAAAATACAACATCACCTACAGCAATGATTCCATATGCTACGTCCACATACGACATCGGCAGTCCGACTAAACGTTGGAGAAATATCTACGCTAATACATTTGTTGGATATCTAGCAGGTACCGCAACAATCGCAACTAAATTGGTCGGAGCAACAACATTCTACCTTTCAGGTGATGTTGGTAGTGCAGGTTTATCATGGGACGGTACTCCGGCCGCAAATAAAAGTTTTATAACTACGCTAACTGCCCAAGCAATTTTTAGTAAAGCATCAACATCGACTACTTCAATAACTGATTCTGTGATGGTATATCGTCCACAGGCGTTACCAGATAGCGGCTTACAAGGAAATGGAAGTTTATATAAACAAACTAAAGCAGATTTCTTACAAGATGTTTACAAGCTACTGTTATTTACAGGTGCAGTAACGGCAACCGCCGGACAATCAGGCTCGGTACCAGCAGGATGGTTAAAGTGTGACGGATCTTCATATAATATTGCAGACTACCCCGCGCTATATGCAGTTATTGGACAAACCTACGGTGGCTCCGGAAGTCAGTTTAATGTTCCTGATTTGTCCTCTCAATTAGGTGCTGGTCCTACTTCGCCGCAATATTTGGATTATTATATAAAGACTTAAGACTATGGCATATACACTTAAACTTACTAACGGAAAAATTTTATTAAATCTATCTGATCAAAAAACAGATGAATTGTCTACCAGCCTGACTTTAATTGGTAAGAATGTTAGTGCATACGGAACATACTATAACACAAACTTTATTCATCTGCTAGAAAATTTTGCCAGCCCGGCACAGCCAAGAAGCCCGCTCGTCGGGCAGTTGTGGTACAATACTGCGTTGGGAAGAATGTTTGTTTACAATCTAACTAACCAATTCAAACCAGTAGGCGGTCCGATCGTTAGTCCAACAACCCCTACTGGAATTGTCAGCGGAGATTTGTGGCTAGACTCTGTATCTAAGCAATTAAAAGTTTATGATGGTGCTGATTTTATTACAGCAGGCCCAATCTATTCCGACTCTCAAGGAAAAGCAGGGTGGATAGTTGAAGATATTTTAGCCGACAACGTGCAAACATATACAGTATCTAGTTTGTATAACAACGGAGTGTTGATTGCAATTCTAAGTGAAGTCACATTTACTCCTGCTACACCATATAACGGTATTGCAAAAGTTTGGGCAGGCCTAACATTTAATCACAG